AGCAAAGCCTACGCCTACGCTTCCTGAAGCGGCAGCAAAGCCACCAGAAGCGCCTGTGTTGAGCCAAACAGAGCAAGCCCTACCTACCCCACCTGCACAGACGATAGAGGCTCCTGCGCCCTCTAAAGCCTTTGCCGATGAAGACTACATCAAGGGTGAAGAAGCTATGCTTGAAACGTATACCCCGGTTCAGCTGGAAAACATGAAAGTGTTTAGTCCTGAAGAATATGCCAATACTCTGCACAGCTTTACTGGTCAAGCTAAAGGGTTGAAGTATTCTGAAATGCCACCACCGCCTTTTGCTAAGAAGGCTGATGAGTCTTTAGTGGACAACATTGAGTATGACATTGACGGCAACGAAGTGTCTGTGAACGGTATTGCTGTTAAACCAAGCAAGGGTGCCGACTCAATGTTGGATGATGAGTTGGCTTCGTTTGAAGCCGATGTAGTGACAGAACCTCTTGGTAAGAAGACAGACGGTTTCGACTCTGGTAATCTTAATTTTAAAATTCCAGAATTGGACATGGATGAGGCTACCATGTCACAGCAAAAGAACTACGTTAAACAACGCAATGATTTGTTAGATTCAATCAGACAGTACAGGACTAAAGAGTTCAGTAACATTCGGAAAGATGAATCGTTTGATATGTTTGATGATGAAGTGTTGGGTGTATTGCAAGGAGAATTCAGGGCCAAGTTCAACCGTGAATTCAATGTAGCATCTGACAAAGACGTTGGTATGAAAATGGCAAGCAGCTACCAGAATAAACTTGATTCTCTTCGTGAGCAGTACAAGGATGTTCCTGATAAGAAATTGTGGCACGGTAACACAGCAGCTAAGATTGCACCAGTGAAAGCAAAAGGATTTACAAGTCCTCAACAGAGTCCTAAGTATCACGAAGAATTGATGGTGGGCGCTCCGTCATTTACCAGTGATCTGAATCTGAACGCAAAAGCTGATTCGTTCGGTGGAACAACACCTGAGAATATCTTGTACACTAAAATGCCATATGCAGATTATGTGTTCACAAGAATCAACATGCAACCGGGTGCTTATGACACTAAAGACTTGAATACAATTGCAAGATCCATTAACGGATCATCAACAGTTGTTCGTCCAATATCTTTGCCTCGTGCTGGTTACTTTGAAAAAGAAGACATGATGGTTGAGGCTGACAAGCTTAGACTTAGTAGCGGTGGCAAGGACATGAAGTCATTGATTGCTCCGTCTAATAGGGATGCATCACCTGAAATGTACAACGAGACAGCCAAGCGCTTCAATGCTACATTGAAGAATGCGGTTAAAACCAAGAGTGTTACCGATGCATATACAGCATATGGTGGTGTTCGTGATCTGATGAGCGTCATCAACAATATGGCATCAAATGTTTCAGTGAAGGGTGGTCGTGGTCATCAAGCTGCTACAAAACTAAACTCGTTCTTTGACAAGGCCGATAAGTTAAGTAAGATTGATGAATTGAACAAGGTCGCTAACATCCTTGATACTGCTGGTGCAAAACAGAAAGCACAGACACTTAGAAGTTTCACCAAGACATTGTCTAACTACGGGTCAAACTTCGGCGGTGATGCTGTCGAGGAGGCTGGTCGTATTAAAGAGCTTAATGCTGTATTCAACGCAGCTGAAAAGCTGGCGAAGGGTGGACTAGCAAGTCGTCGGTGATAAGTACAGACGAAAAAAAGGGCAGCCGATGAAGCTGCCCTTTTTATTTGGGATACCGGGTGTGAGTCGAACACACAACCTACGGATTTGGAATCCGTTGCTCTGCCAGTTGAGCTACCGATATACATAAATGGAAGCGGGGGAAGTACTCGAAACTTCTGCGTAGAGCTTATGAGACTTACGGATGCCCTGAATCCCCGCTGTCAATGTTATATCACAACTTGAAAGCTTCTTTCAACTGCGCTGTCGCAGCCTCTACAAGCTTGGGATGTCTGAACTTATAGATGTCAGGAATATCTAACACATGATGTTCCATATTGTCGATCAATTCCTTGTGGTCGTAGCAGGCTACTCGGTAGTTGCCATCGTCAACAAAGACTACAGCATCAGCCCATTGAAGCTGCACCTCATCCAACACAATCAAAGCGTATTCACTTGATGTTCCTACAGCACGAGTGTTGAAGTTGAATGGCTCGTTAGACAAGATCCAAGCCAGTGTAGGACTACGCAACAACCCAGCCGAACAGACACACAACACTTTCTTGTTGCTGCCTTGGTTGGGATTGCGCATATTATGTAGACGATTGAATGTCATTTACTAATCCGTGCAAGGTTGTCAAAGTAGGCAGCATTAAAGCCGCGCTCCCATTCCATACCAGCCAAGCTAGATGGATCGTAGCTGTTGGTGAGCCAGCCACGACTGAAGGCATAGTAGCCCTTCTCAAACTGGATACGCAGCAAATGCTGTGGTCGTTTAAACTGTTGCATAATTGTCTCCATAAAGTTCGTTGCTAAGCAGATAACCTTCTAGCTCCCACATCTTGTTGATGGCATCTTCGTATGCATACTTCTCACCAAGGGCTACGTTGAACTTGGCAGGGTCTACACAAGCGCTCTTACCGAGGATGAGAAAGCCACAATGCAGATGTAGAAAACACAACGTTGTTGTCGTATCAGCAACGCGATAGTACTCCACCTTCTTTGTCTTTGCCTGCATGTCTGTGGTGGTGACAGACGTGCGCTTCACAGGTTCATTCGGCTGGTTCATCTGTGTAAGCCTCATCAACTTTCTTGACGATGTACTGGTGAGCCAACACAGCAGCGATGTGTGCGTTGCTTTCCTTGTTAGGCTGCTCAGGTTCAAATGTAATCTGAATAGAGAGGCTACCATCGTTATCGTCAGTGAAGACAATAGTTGCTGTGTTTTTCATTGCTGTTTTCCTTGTTGATGTTTACGACCCGGTCCAGTTTTACGATGACTGGATTGTTTACCTTTACTGTGCATGAACAGCTTAGGTACTTCTAAACCTAGCAAGGCATAGATTGTTTGCGCTTCATTGAGTTGCATATGTATGCTCCTTCAGTTGGTTGATTTTGAGGTTGTAGCAATCAGACTTCACAGTGTAGCCATTGCTGGAATCAATTGTACCCTTTTTCATGAACACGCTGTCAAGCATATACTGTTGTTTTTCGTACACACCCAAGAACCAACCTACACTCAAGTCATTCTTCACACGAACGAAGGCGTAGTAATTACAGTCTTGCTTTGTGTTCAACCTAGCAATGGAGCAATCGTATGTATCCAAAGGCTTCACAGAAGTCAGCTTAGTCTTCACATCCACTGTCTTACCGTTGCACAGGATGAGGTCATACTCGTATGTGTTGGCTAACACACCACCCATAACCTGTTGAGCGATAGCTTCACCAATGAAGCCAGCAATGTTGCCAGCCCCACGGGTGATGCTGTTACGCAGTCTACCCATCTCTGCAGCTTTGTCTCTTGCAGTGACGAGCATATCGCCAGTAACAACAACTTCAATCACTTCTTACCACCAATCAAGTTCATATCACCGATGTAGATTTTGACGAACGGTAACAGGATGATGATGCCGATGAAGGCAAACAAACCATTCTCAATCTCGTCAGTGTCAGCGATATGGCAGATGTCTTGATTGAATTCAATGTCAAGGCCAATGCCTTGTCGCAGTTCGATGAGTAACATTATTGACGATCCTCATAAAGTGTTTTGGCGATGATGTAGTTCTTCACCAAACTACTACGAACAATATCGTCCATACCAAACTCAAAGCGGCTGAACTCTCGCATGTCCTGCACAATGTCCAAGAACTTTGGTAAACCTGTCTTGTCATCTTTCTTCTTCAAGTCAGTCTGTCGAATGTCACCGCAATAAATGATCTTCGATGTGTGACCAACACGAGTGACGATGGTGTCGAGTTCTTCAAACGTCATGTTCTGAATCTCGTCAGCCAACAAGATGGAGTTGGTGAAGGTGGTGCCACGAATGAAGCTGGTGGAGATGAACTCAATGTAGCCTTGTTCAGCTAAGCGGTCCCATGCATCCTTGCGGTTGAACAGGTCGGCACAGATCTGACGATAGGGCTGAATGAATGTCTCCATCTTCTCGTTAGCGTCACCGGGCAAGAAACCCATGTCACGACTTTGTACAGAACTACGAACAATGACAACCTTCTTGTAAGGGCTGCTCTTGTCCATCACTTCTTCAAGCGCTTTGTACAGGGCAATGTAGGTCTTGCCTGTACCAGCAACACCATGCAGACACATGAAGTAGTCCCCAGCGTTGTAGGCATCAAAGAACCTTTGTAGCTGGTGCTGGTGCGTCAGGGATGACGTGCGACACTACTCGTTTCTTAGTTACCATCGATACTTCCTTTGGTTGTGAAGAAGCCCCGACATGGGGCTTCTTAGGGGACATTATAGGCTAGTTCCAATCTCTACAAACTCAAACGAGAGTTGCCAGAGATGTGTGTAGCTGGGTTGCTCACGAAGCCAAGACAGAAACTTATCTTGAGCATCAGAGATCGTCATAGCTTCAACGTGTAGAACACCCTTGAAGACATTGTTCTGGCTGCTGTAGCTGACAGTGAAGTGTCTCACGCTGCCTTGCCCCACACATCGTCCCATGTACCAGTCTGAGCACCCTTGCTGTAGTCTGTAACCTTCTGCTCAAAGAAGTTGGTGTGTGATGTACCCAGCATACCGTCAACCCAAGGCAAAGGATTCTTCTTAATCTTGTAGATTCCTTTCATACCCATAGCGATGAGGCGACGATCTGCAATGTAACGGATGTACTCTTTCACTTCTTCTTTGGTGAGCTTTTCAACTTCCACCATACCAAAAGCAAGATCAATGAACTGGTCTTCAAGAGCAACCATCTCCTTAGCAATCTCTTTAATCTGTTCAGGTGTTGTTTCATCTTGGTGATGTTTAACATATTCACGATAGACCTTTATCATTCCTTCAGCATGCATAGTCTCATCAAGGATGGACCAGCTAATGATTTGACCAAGCCCTTTCAACTTACCGTTACGTGCGAAGTTGAGCAACATAACAAAGCTGGAGAACAACTGCATACCTTCACCGAAGGCAGAGATGACAGCAATCTTCTCAGCCACTGGTGATGTGTTGAGTCGCTGCAGATAGTCATGCTTCTCAAGCATCTCAGCATATTGCAGAAACTCGTTGTAGGTTGACTCAGGCAACCCCAATGTTTCGATTAGGTGTGCATAGGCTGCAACGTGCAAAGCTTCACGGGCAGCAAACCCGCTCATCATCATTCGCACTTCCGGTTGACGGAACAGAGGAATGTAATGGTCGTGGTAGCCACTACCAATGTCCAAGTCACCCTGCACGAAGAAGCGCAAGATCTTTGTTAGAAACTCCTGCTCATCCTTGTTCAACTTCTTGTAGTCTTTAACGTCTTCTGACATTGGTACTTCAGTGTGCAGCCAATGAGACTGCTCATGCTGCAGCCATGCGTCATAGGCCCAAGGAAACTTGAACGGTTTGAAGATGGTACGTTCTTGTGTAATGTCGGCTTTATTCTTTGTCATATTCATCCTTCGCATGCCAAGCAGGTGTCACCATCTGCAATTTGTTTCAAATCAATTTCATCTTCAATACGCTGACGTTTAATCTGCGCACCAACCTTGTCTGCCTTCTTCACTTTCTCACTGCGAAGATAGTACAGACTCTTGAGTCCACTCTTCCAAGCAAGGAAGTGAACGCTGTGCAGATACTTCACAGACACGTTAGCAGGGAAGAACAAGTTCACACTCTGTCCCTGATCAATGTACTTCTGACGATCCGCAGCAAGCTCAACCAACCACCGCTGATCAATCTCCATCGCTGTCTTGTACACTTCCTTCAACTGTTCAGGTACGTCCAGATGCTGGATAGAGCCATCGTTGGCAATGATGGATGCCCATGTATCGTCGTCATCTTTACCAAGCTTTGCAAGCTCTGCTTTGAGGAAACGATTCTTGTACACGAACGCACCCGACAATGTATCTTGACGAAACACGTTAGCGCGATAAGGCTCGATTGATGGGGACGTATTACCCATAATCAAGCTGCTGCTTGCGTTGGGAGCAATAGCAGTCCAATGACTAAAGCGACGACGAACACCACTGAGATGTGCATCAGGGCATTCGCCACGTGACGCAACCAAGATAGCGTCACCAATCGTGCATTGGTTGTGGATGTGTTTGAAGATTTCATTGTTGTAACTCTTAGCTAATACCCCATCAATGGCAACACCTTTCTTCTGCAAGAAAGCATGGAAGCCTAGTGTACCAATACCGATACTACGCTCCATCAAAGCGCTGGCACGAGCACGGGCAATAGTGTCTGGTGCATTGTCAATAAAGTATTGCAGCACGTTGTCCAGCATCTCCATAACATCAAGGATGAACTGCTTATCTTTTTTCCATTCGTCATAGTATTCCAGATTCAATGAAGACAAGCAGCATACGGCTGTACGTTTCTCGTTTGTCGGTAAGAAGATTTCGGTGCAGAGATTGCTACCGTTGATGGTGAAACCTTTGTCTTTCAACCAAGACGGCAAAGCTTTGTTGGCTGTGTCAATGAAGACGAGATAGGGTTCACCTGTCTGCATGCGCAGGTCCAAGATCTTCTGCCACAGATACTTAGCTGACACAGTCTCAACCACTTCACCGTTGGCGGGGTTGATCAGGCTGAAACTGTCGTCTGCATTGTCGTCTTTCATGCAGTGTTCAATGATGTTCATGAACTCGTCAGACATGTTGATGCCGTGGTGCATGTTCAAGGTGCGAACGTTCTGGTCACCAGTGGGCTTACGCATCTCCAGAAACTGAATGATGTCAGGGTGGTTGATGTTCAGATAGGCAGCGTAGCTTCCACGACGAGTACGACCTTGACGGTAGGCCAATGAACTAGCGTCATAGATTTTCAAGTGTGGCATAACCCCTGTCGACTTGTCGTCACTGTTGCGAATACCAACGTGAACACCAACACCACCGCCCATCATCGAGAGCCAGTTAGTCTCTGAAAGGTTATCGACCAAACCTTCTGCGCTATCATCCATATAATTAAGAAAACAGCTAATAGGCAACCCGCGCTTAGAACGACCAAAAGATAGAATAGGAGTAGAATAGCTGAGCCAATGCTTACTAGAGTAGTCATACAGTCGCTGAGCATGTTCTTGATTGCTGGCAAATGCTGCTGATACAAACGCGAAACGTTCTTGTGGAGATTGTTCATCATCTTTCATGTAGCTTTCTTTGAGTCGCTGCAGTCCGAGTTCGTCGAACAATGCATCACGGGATAGGTCAACGTCAACCTTGAATGTCATGGAGTAATACCTTTTGATTAGAGGAAAAGAAAGCAGCCGAAGCTGCTTTAGTGTGGGAGGGGTAGGAGTTATACCATCTATCGATTGTCACCGCTGCCCTGCAGCGTACCGTTGTCTTTTCTGCCCCACAGTTTTTGTAAATTGTGTATACAGATTTCTGACAAAGTGAAACCATGATCTTTAGCGACAGCAGCAACCTGCCACATCACATCACCCAGTTCTTTCTTGATGTCGCTATTGTATTTCTCAATATCGCCCCCATCTCGGCGCAGCTTTGCAGCCTTACCTGCCACTTCACCAGCCTCGGCTAGTAAATTCAATAGGGCATACTCCCGATCTGCAGTTGGCAGACGAAGCTTCATTGCTTCTGTTTGGTATGTATCGATGTTCATAGTTTTCTCATTCCTACAGCCATTGCTGTGGCAAAGACACCAATGATGACACCTACATGAACCAACGTAGGCATCACAACCAACCACCAACTCCAGTCAATGAAGCCTGTCAGCTTCAATCCAACAAACAAAATAGTCAATAAAGATAACAACATCATTCTTCTCCTACGTTTGGTGTTGCAAGCCTACCTGATTCGATAGCCTCAGTGAGACAGGCAATGAACGCATAACGAATCAGGAAGTCTTTAGCGTCTGCGTCAAAGAAGACGCTGCACTCTGCAGATCCGTCTTCGTTTTCTTTGATGTTTTCAATTTCGATTTTCATCAGAATAACTCCGGTTTAATTTCTTTGATCTTCGCTGTCGTGTAGTGCGACAACACCTTGAAGTCAATCTTTGGATTCTTAAACTCCTTCACGAAGTTCCAAGTTTCCTCAGTGACTAGGTCGTAGTATACAGTGTGAATCAAACGAGGGATATACTTGCTTGACCACCCTTCCATTTCGTTAGTGATTTTTGCAACAACCTTGTCCACCAAAGCCTGCGTCACATACTTAGCAACAATCTTCTCTTCAACGATTTCACCACCAATGATAGGCGCACCCATCGCAATATGATGCTTGGCTTTGAATTCGTTGGTGACAATCTTGGCCCATGTCTGACGACCATACTTGTTTTTGTAGTCGTAGTTCTTGATGACAACGCCTTCACCACTACCTTCACCGTCCTTCACCAGATAGTGTGCCTTGCTCAGACACTCAGTGAAGTGAGTGATGTCACCGTTCTTAATGATAGCAATGGGGGCAATGACGTTAATACCAGCAGCGATCAAGCCTTCTGAGTATTCGTCATAGCTGAGCAGTCGTTCTTTGCTGCGGTCATACACATCGAACACATAGAACTTGCGCCACGCATCGTCGTTGTAGGTCTTCAGCGTGTGCGGCACAAGCCATTCACCGTAGAGAACATGTTCATTGTTCGCCATTATGTACGTCAGTACGGGTACATTGTCCATCATGGCGTTCATGAAACCAGCATTGTCGTTGTCTGGTGATAGCTCACGGTTACGACTACCGCATCGCAGTGTGCCAGCCTCATACCAGACACTACCGTTAGTACCATCCAGCTTAGGGAACACGTAGCATGTCCCCACTTCAATGCCTTCCACTTCGGTGTTACCGTAGCGTTCAAGGTGTTGATATTTGATGAAGCTCATTTCTTTTTCCTTTCAAGTTTCTCTTGATCAGTTTTGATTTTATGACAAGGCTTACACATCACCTGCAGATTTTCTATCTCACAGAACATACGGTCAATGAAACTATCCCAGCTAACAAACCCTTTCTTAGGGTCTACAACGGGCTTAATGTGATCAACCTGTACATCGGTAGCAACATAGAGCTTCTTGCATTCAGCGCACTTGTAATGCATTGCCAGCTTACCAGTCTTTGCATTCACTTGCTTGCCTACGAAAGCTTCCTTTAAGGCTTTGTATTTCGGAGGCCAGCGCCGTGATGCAGCACGTAGGGCAGAGGTCACGAAAGATTTGAATCGTGCCTCTGTCCATTCACCACCATTGCGTTTCTTATCTGTCACTTTGCACAGCTTCAAAGGCAATGTTAGTCATGTCCAATGTATCAGCAGGATTGACTAAGATGTTCTGCACAATGGCACAGACATCATCAACATCTAATGCAACGAAATAGAAGAAGTTGTCTTCGCTCTCTTCCACTGCTACAACAAAGCCGTTCTCAGCATCAGTGATTGTTAGTTTCATTCTAGTCCTTCCACATCAACCTTGTTGAATGTTATCTCTGCATCAAGCCTACTCATGGCATAGATGATATGTTCCTTGACAGTGTCGATGAGGTAGTCTTCGTTAGCATACTCAGCACCCAAGTCATCAACATCAATCTCAGCTTCAAATGTCACTGTTACTTTTGTCATTGTGTTCTCCTAAGTCAAAGGCTACAAGGTAGAGTAGGCAACAAATAGCGTGAGCCAGATGATGCTTACCAGTTTCTGGATCGTGTGTTTCACCAGCGGCATAGGCAGTGAAGTGACGAAAGCCTGCGTCGATGTAACGACGACGAGCATCCGGCACCTTCTTCCAGTTGTCGGGGGCATACTTCTTCGCACCGTAGGTCAACACTTCAACGACCTGTGTCAGTGCTCTGAATGGCAGCAAAGACCATTGAGGTTTGCCGTTGTCGTACTTGACACCAGCAGTGGTCTTAGTAAACGCCACATCTTCTGGGTTGTAGTTTGGGTTAAGTATCCAATGGTTTGTAGGAGCACAGCAAGTGGCGCATGGTTCTTGATCACCCGCTACAGTACTGTATAGACAACTATCACAAGT